GTTTCCATGCGCCGCCGTCCGGTAGGGCACTCTCTACCTCCGGGATATTCCTAAAACGGTAGATGTTCTGAAACACCATGTACTGTTGGTCAAAAGCATCCAAGAGACGGTAATTCCTACGGAGCCTCGTAAACTCAAGATTCTCCTTCAAAATACGAAGGCATAGCGAATGGAACGTGCCGATGTACATTTCGTTGATATTCGCCACGATGCCGCGGTCCGACAGTTCATTCGTGATTCTTGTAATCAGTTCCTTTGCGGCCTTCTCCGTAAAGGTAGCAATGAAGATACTTTCAGGCTTTACGCCGCATTCCTCTATGAGGTAAATCGCACGTTGGACAAGTGTGTAGGTCTTGCCCGTTCCCGGTCCCGCAGTAATTAGGACGGGACCTTCTGCGGTAGCTATCGCTTTTCGCTGTCCCTCGTTCGCGTTTCCAAAATCAAACATATCGGTGCCTACATCCTTTCCTGTGGCTGTTCCTCAGATGCAGGACTCTCCTCCGACACGACTTCCATGATATCAGATATGTCGCACTGAAGGGCAGCACATATCTTCAATAGAACCGCCGTGCTGACATTCTCTCCGTGCGTGAGTTTCGCCACAGTGGAGGAACTGAGCTGCGCAGCCGTCCTCAAGTCTTGCTTCTTCATGTCTTTGTCTATAAGCAACTTCCATAATTTTTTATAGCTGATAACCATGCATTATGCTCCTCAAACTCGTAACCCTTTGTTTCCAACAAGGGCTTGTCTCTTTCAAGCAACTTAACAATTACAAATTATTATAGCATATTCTATTTCCAAATTCAAGACTTAAGTGCGAGAACACGAATTTTTATTTTCTAAAATTGGGGGTCAAGTTGTAGGCGCAGATTTAATCGTGTTCAAGTGTGTTCAAATATTTTTTGATTCCTATTGACATTTGAGCCAAAATGGTGTAAACTAAAAGTTACAGTCCAACACTGTGACTGAGAAAGAGGAATCGATAGACCATGAAAGCCGAATTGATTGCTAATATTATCGCCGCACACTGCTCCGGGGACGAGAGTTCCTTTAAGACTGCTGTAGAAGCTCTGGCGGCTGACGAGGATAAGAAAGGAAACAGCCGCGTTTCCAGTATGATCCTCGATGCATATAAAGGAAAGAACATTACTCTTATGAAGAAGCCCGATGTCGGGCAGCCTGCCGGGGGTGGATTTGCCGTCCAGTCCGCAGGTAGCAGTTCATTCACTCCGAGGGATAAGGACAGCCTCTTGGAACTGTACGATATCGTTCACTCGGACATATCGCTCTCCGATGTTGTGCTGCCGGAAAATCAGCGAAAACTCCTCCTGCAGATTTTGGAAGAACGCCAGAACAACAGCAAACTGGCAAAGCACAATCTCCCTCCTGCGAACCGTCTGTTGCTCTGCGGACCTCCGGGCTGCGGAAAGACGATGACGGCACACGCTATCGCATACGAACTGAATCTGCCTATGGCATATGTGAGGATAGATGGTCTTGTATCCTCATACCTCGGACAGACCAGCGTGAATTTAAGGAAGATATTCTCAAGCGTGGGCAATCAGAACATTGTCCTGTTTTTGGACGAGTTCGATGCCATCGCCAAGAAACGCGATGATGGACACGAGATGGGTGAACTGAAGCGTGTCGTTACGGCACTGCTCCAGAACTTCGACAATATGCCGTCGAATGTATTTTTGATTGCTGCTACCAACCACGAGCATCTTCTCGACCCGGCTATTTGGCGGCGCTTCAACTATACCATAAACATCGGATACCCGGATGCCGGCCAGCGCAGCGAACTTATCCAGCGGTGGTTCAAGGAGTACACCGTTGAAACCAAGATCGATGTGCAGAAGCTGACCGACCTTACCGCTGACCGCAGCGTGGCGCAGATCAAGGAACTGGTTATCTCTGCCGCCAAGCGGTACGTGACCACGGATAAGCCAGTCACGATGGAGGACATGATAGAACTGCTGATTCAGCAGTTGACGAATAATTCAAACGGCGCGGGCGTGGTGGACGCAGCCGCAGAACTGAAAGCCAAGGGAGTCAGCGTTCGGACGCTTGCGAAAGCGATCGGGATGCCGCATAACACCTTAAGCTATCAGATTAATAAATTAACTCAAAACAAAGAGGTGGATGAATAAGTATGGCAGATGATTTTCGACCTCATCTCCTTATCACGGAGCACGATGTAGAGCCTCATGAAAATATTAAGCAGGCGCGGAGCAAGGATCTGGGACTGGATCGGATGGAACACGGCACAAAGCTGTCCAGCGGTCTACAGGAAATTGTCTCCGCCTATACTCGTGTGCAAGAGACGGATTCTCTTCGAGATGAAGACATCCGTATGTTTGAGGTTGTCCTGCAAGAGGGCGAAAAGTTCTCAAATAAAACCCTTCGTGAGTTTTTGGAACAGGAAGGGATGACCATAGCCTCTGTCCGTGATTCACGCCATGCCATCGTATCTTCACCGAAAGCCAAATTTGACTCTCTTCAGCAGAGGGTTGGGAACTACCGTGACAATGAACGCAGCAATAAAAAATTCCAGTACATAGACAGCTTCCATTTCCCAGATCCGATTGAGAAGCAAGCTCCTTCCATTAAGGAGATGCTTGAAAAGGAAGCCGCATTTCCTCTCGATGTTGAGATTATGGAACAGCTTTTACCAAAAGGAACTGATCCGCAGGTACAGGCTCGTGCTGAAGAACGACTTATTTCTCTTATTCAGCAGAATCAAGGAGTCATTCAGGCAAAGCCGTATAAACTGTCTGACGGTACTCCTATTGTTCGTGCAGAGATTCCGCTTGGAAAACTTGAGAAGATATCCGGGGATACTATCGTCAGCCATGTCACACCGACAGGTTTTTATGCTACATCTCCGATGTATGCGGTTCCTGCCCAGAAGCAGATGGCGCTGAATCCGAATGTCTCTATTGATGAACTTCCTATCGTGGCTGTTCTTGATACAGGAGTAGATTTTCCTGCGGAACTTGAGCCGCTGATCGTTGAGCATTGGGTTCCGCCTGGAGCAGCCCCCGGCGATAAGAAGCATGGCACCAATGTTGCGAGTAAAGTGGCCTTTGAAAACCTCGGTGAGCAGCTTGCGTCCGGCGTTCTCACACCGAGAGCGAGAATTATTGACTGCAATATCCGTGGGCTTGATCCTGATTCAAAAAAGACGGATCGTCCTGACCTCATTTGCAACAGCACTATGATTGCACGAATCAAAGAAGCTGTTTTGAGGTATAAGAACATTACAAAAATCTTCAACTTCTCATCGAGTGAAGAAAGTCCTATCCAGGGTGACGAAATAAGTATCCTCGGTTATGAATTGGATGTCCTTGCGGTTCAGTATGGTGTGAAATTTACCATTTCTGCTGGCAACCACTATCTGTATCGCAGCCAGGATTCCCTCGAAGGCATCCTCCAGGATGATGATAACCGAATAGCGGCGCCGGCGGATTCTATGCTGAACATAGCGGTTGGAGCAATTGTCGGAGCGGAACATAAGGAAGGTTTGAGCCGGCAGTATGACGTTGCGCCGTATTCAAGAATCGGTCCCGGATTCAGAGGCTTCCGAAAGCCAGACATTGTATCTTATGCGGGAACGATGACAAAGACTGACTTCGTTCCTCCCGATGACTACGCCATGATGATTGCAAGCGGTGGTCAATGGGCATTTGAAGCAGGCACGAGCTTCACGGCCCCCACAGTTGCCGGTGATCTTGCGGAGATATCGCAGTCTGTGCCAGATCAGGATATCCTTATGTCAGAAGCACTTCTCTATCATGGAGCCGAGATGCCGATTCGTGAAGTGACCAAGAAGAAAATAACGAGGGATGATAATGCTTTCTACGGTAATCTCTACGGCAGAGGCATCGCTAATCCGCTCGTCAGTATGTTCTCTACGGCGCATCGTGTGACGTTCCTTCATCGTGGCACGATGAATAAGAAATTCAAGCAACACGCCAAGTTTCTTATGCCGGGTGTCTGCGATACACAGTTTGATATGAGCAAGCATGATAAAAAGATAAGGGTGACCGTCACCTGTGTGACGCAGCCACCTGTTGATAGGACAAAAGGTGCGGAATACCTCGGAGCGTATGTAAATGCTTCTTTGCACTCGAGGAACGGCAATGACAAGTTGATTACAAATAATCCTTCCGAATCTGACGGTCGCAAGGATTGGGATACCTGTTTTCACTTCGAGAAGGAGTTCTCAAGTTTCCACGGTGGAGATTGGGAGGTGTGGCTTGAATTGCATACACGCTACGATGTTGAAGATGACCATGAAATCGACTATGCCCTTGCTATAACCATTGAAGATTTGACCAAATCATTGCAGCTTTATGATGCTATCGTGAATGAAGCCCAGAACCGTTTTCCGGCGGTTCAGCTGGTACGTCTTCCTGTTCGCACATAAAAAAAGAGAACGGGGTGTCCTCTTTACGAAGATGTCACCTCGTTATTCTTTAGTCCTTACGCTGACTTTTCAGGAAAGCGATATATTGATTGACCTGGTCTATCTCTTCCTGACTCAAGTCTTCTGTATCTTTGATGCCGGCTGCGACAGTGCTGCCGTCCGATTCGGCAGTAGGCTCATCAATATATCCAGCAGCCGCCATCAAGTCCTCGTAAGGCACACCGAGCGCGGAAGCAATGGAGCGAAGTACTTGTGGTGATGTCTGCTTTCGCAAACCGTCCTCAATACGCTTCACTTCGGTGTGGCTGATATCGGCAAGTTCTGCAAGCCGTCTTATTGACAGCCTTTTTTCTGTTCTTTTTTCCTTTATATAAGTTCCGAGTTCGTTCATAATACAGTCCCTCCTCGCTTGAACCTCTCTCATTATACCATAATCGTAACCTAAAAGCAACACTGTTTTTGAAAAACGCTTGTGTTTTGTAACCTAAAGGTGTATACTATAGAAAACGAAACCTTAAAGTTCCAAGTCGTGGCCGGCCACAGGTAGTCGGTCTCTCTTTTGGACAAAGTGGAACCTTTAGGTTTCAAAAAGGAGCTTGTCGTGAAGCCGAATATCGAATACATAAGAAAAGAAATGGCTCGCCGAAAGTGGACGGGCAGTCAGCTTGCCATGAAGATGAGCATTTCCCGAATGGAAGTCAGCAGACTTCTGCGTGGTAAACGAGTAGGCGGCAAGAAGTGCATCGGCGGCCTCATCAAAGCATTCCCATCTGCCGACTTTAATGACCTATTTTTTTTAGATTAAGTGGAACTTATTGTTTCCATAGAAAGGAGTAACGATGGAGCAGGTAAAGAACCTCGATAACAAGAGAGTCTGCGACAAAAGCAAAGACGGCAAGGTCATTGTAATCCGCAAGAAGGACTGCATTACCTGGATTACCGCCAATGCAGACAGGACACTCAAGGTTACCCACGAGTATGTGAAATAAGCAATACCAAGCAATCAAATAGAAATCCGTGAGAGCGCCAGACGACAGTGCGGATACCTGAATCAAGGTATCGCTCTGCCGTTTTTCTTTTTATTAATGCTTAATCTGTCCTGAGCAAGACGTTAAACTGCTCACCGCCAGATACCGCATCACCTGATCACTGATGGCTCAAGGGTATCCGGCGGCACAACTCAATATCACAGCTGCCTTTTGAGCGGGTTAGCTGCAATCCGAAACGGAGAACTCCGTTTGGACTGCGGTTAGGTTTTTGCACCCTTTTTGCGGCAGCACCCAGAGTCCTCCGTTTCGAGAAATCGAAAATCGGAGGACTTTTTATGAAAACCAATGAAAATCAGAACACACCAATCATCTACTACCGTCCGCTCCATCAGTGGATTGAGGTCACCCCTGAACAGAAGCGGGATTGGGAACGCTTCGTGGGCGCTGCCCGCAAGGCAAAGCAGAGAGCCGGAGCCTGCTGCATTCCATACAAGAAAAGCTACAAGTGCGACGGGCTGTGTGAAACTTGTGAATTCCGCTGTATCCCAAAGGATGCTGCTCAGCACCTCTCCATTGAAGTTGAGATGGAAAACGCCTATGAGAACGGCGTCTCCCGTACCAGCTTTCTTGCTGACGACAGGCTGACCACAGAAATCAACATCGACAGCATGCTTCTCAATCAACTGCTTACCGAACTTAGAGGAACAGACCCGGAAAGCTATCAGATTCTTATGCTTCTTGCGGACGGGCAGTCCGAGCGGGCCAGCGCAGATAGGCTGCATATGCCGCGGAACACCTTCGTGTATAAGCGAAATCAGCTGCTTAAGCGGCTCAAGGAAAATTTCTAAATCTTTTCGGCCAATCCCTCCTTTCCCGTCCAGATGGGTCATTGAAAGGCAAAACAAAACGCCTTGAGAAAGGAGGGAACGCCGAGATGAGTTACAACGCAAACCATTATGGCACCCATGCGGACGAGGATGCCGTTGATGTCCTCACCGCCATCAGCGTGGTGTCGAGGAGACTGGCGCACAATCTCACAGCCGCACGCCAGCAAAGCCAATCAAAGGAAGGGGGAAAACAGGATGAGCAAAATGAGCGAATTGGCAGCAACTATCGAAGAACTCCGCAGTGCTGCCGCTGCTATTTCGGATGCCGCTGACTGGCTGTCAGAAAAGTTCAGTGGAAGGCCGCAGACAAAAGATGCTCCCGCTTCTCCTCCTGAACCTGAACTGACACTGGAACAGGTGCGGGCTGTGCTTGCGGACAAATCCCGCGCGGGTTTCACCGCTCAGATTCGCTCTCTGCTCCAAAAACACGGTGCGGCGAAACTGTCGGAGATTGACCCTTCGCATTACGCCAACCTGCTCAAAGAGGCGGAGGGCTTGGGAAATGGGTAAACACGCCATTCTCTCCGCATCCAGTGCTGACCGTTGGCTCCACTGCCCACCGTCCGCCAGACTTTGCGAGAGCTACGACGATAAGGGCAGTAACTACGCCGCCGAAGGAACCGACGCTCACGCGCTGTGCGAATACAAGCTCCGGAAGGCGCTGGGCATGGAAACGACCGACCCGACCGAAAATCTGAGCTGGTACAACTCTGAAATGGAAGAATGTGCCACTGGCTATGCGGCCTATGTGCTCGAACAGGTGGAAGCGGCAAAGCAGACCTGCGCCGACCCGATTGTTCTCATCGAACAGCGGGTGGATTTCTCCCGCTGGGTGCAGGACGGTTTCGGCACTGCCGACTGCATCATTATTGCTGACGGAGTTCTCAACATTGTGGACTACAAGCACGGTAAGGGTGTTGAGGTCAGCGCCGTGGATAATCCGCAGATGATGCTCTACGCCCTTGGCGCTCTGGAGATTTTCGACGGCATCTACGACATCAATACCATTCGCATGACAATTTACCAGCCGCGTAAATCAAACATCAGCGTATATGAAATGCAAAAATCCGACCTGCTTGGGTGGGCGGATACGGAACTAACCGAAAAGGCTCAGCTGGCCTATGGCGGTCAGGGAGAGTTTCACTGCGGCGAATGGTGCCGATTCTGTAAGGCGAAAGCCGAGTGCAGAGAACGCGCCGCTGTCAATCTGGAGCTCGCCCAGTATGAGTTTCAGTCTCCCGCTCTCCTTGATGATGATGAAATTGCAGATATACTCGGCAGGCTTGACGCCCTGACCGCCTGGGCGGCTGATGTGAAGGAATATGCACTTCAGCAGGCAGTCAGCGGTACGTCGTTCCCCGGCTGGAAACTGGTTGAAGGTCGCTCTAATCGCAGGTACACAAACGAAACAGCTGTTGCCAGTGCTGTTGAAAGCATAGGCATTGACCCCTATGAGCACAAAGTGCTGGGCGTCACCGCCATGCAGAAACTGCTCGGCAAATCCCGCTTTGAGGAACTTCTTGCACCTTACATTGAAAAGCCGCAGGGCAAACCCACACTCGTGCCGGAGAGCGATAAACGTCCGGCAATCAACACAGCAAACAATGATTTTATGGAGGAAATGTAATATGCCTAATAACACAAACAGAGTCAACAACCCGATGAAAGTCATCACCGGCCCCGATACCCGCTGGTCTTACGCCAACGTCTGGGAGCCGAAATCTATCAATGGCGGTACGCCGAAATACAGCGTCAGCCTGATTATCCCCAAGTCCGACACCAAGACGCTCGCCAAAATCAAGGCGGCTATTGAGGCGGCATACCACGAGGGCGAAGCAAAGCTCAAGGGAAACGGTAAATCTGTGCCTCCGCTGGCGGCTCTCAAAACTCCGCTGCGCGACGGCGACACCGAACGCCCCGACGATGAAGCTTACGCCAATGCCTACTTCATCAACGCCAACGCGACCACTGCTCCCGGCATCGTGGACGCTGACCGCAATCCGATTCTGACCCGCTCGGAGGTTTACTCCGGCGTGTACGGCAGGGCAAGCATCAGCTTCTACGCTTTTAATTCTAATGGGAACAAGGGTATCGCCTGCGGGCTCAATAACCTGCAGAAAATCCGCGACGGGGAGCCTCTCGGCGGCAAGGCAAGCGCGGAGTCCGATTTTGCCACCGACGATGACGACGATTTTTTGAACTGAGAAAGGAAAGGTGAAAACATATGACAACCTTACAGACCGTTTTAGTTACCGCCCTTATCGCCATCTGGCTCTGCATCAGTGTCGGGTTTCTTGTCTCTGTGATTCAGAGCACGATATATGACCGCAAGCGCGAAAAACGCGAGAAGGCGCAGGCTGCCCGCGACCTTGAATACCACGAAAAGCGCATGGCGGACTTTAAGTAAAACAGCAGGGACAAAGCGGCAGAGCTTTCTTTGCCGCCTTGTTCCTATTAAGGACGGTTGCTTATGAAATCACTCAATATTGATATTGAAACATATTCCAGTGTAAACCTTGCCAAATCAGGTGTTTACCGCTATGTCGAAGCACCGGATTTTGAAATTCTGCTGTTCGGCTATAGTGTGGACGGCGGTGCGGTGCAGGTCATCGACCTTGCCTGCGGTGAGAAAATTCCGACTGACATTCTCGGCGCACTTACGGATGAAAGCGTGACAAAATGGGCGTTCAACGCCGGCTTTGAAAGAGTGTGCCTGTCGCGGTATATCGGTTTGCCGACCGGCGAGTATATTGCCCCTTCCTCATGGCGGTGCTCGATGGTCTGGGCGGCGACGATGGGTCTGCCGCTTTCGCTGGAGGGCGTCGGCGCGGTGCTGGGGCTGGAAAAGCAAAAGCTCACCGAGAGCAAAGAACTCATCAAGTATTTCTGCCAGCCCTGCGCTCCGACAAAAGCAAACGGGCAGCGCACCCGCAACTACCCATATCACGCGCCGGAAAAGTGGTCGGCGTTCAAAAAATATAACGCCCGCGACGTGGAAACGGAAATGTCCATTCAAGAACGGCTTTCCAAATACCCGGTACTGGACAGCACTTGGGAGGAATACCACCTTGACCAG